TGGTGAGCCGTATGTTTCATTTATTGATACAGTTAATGAAGCATTGCCTGAAACACAAAAGAAATTAGGATTAAAAGTAAATCATTCTAATTTATGTACAGAGATAACACTTGCTACTGATGAAAATAGAACAGCAGTTTGTTGTCTGTCTTCTGTTAATTTAGAAAAGTATGATGAATGGAAAAACAATAGTTTATTTATACCTGATTTAGTTAGGTTCTTAGATAATGTGTTACAATACTTTATTGATAAAGCACCTGATGAATTGTTTAGAGCTAAGTTTAGTGCAAACAATGAACGTAGTATTGGTTTAGGTGCTATGGGTTTTCATGCTTATTTACAATCCAGAGGAATACCTTTTGAAGGTGCGCTTGCTAAATCATTAAACATGAAAATATTTAAAACAATTAAAGAACAAGCTGTAGAAGAAAGTAAAAGACTAGCAGTCAAAAGAGGTGAAGCGCCTGATATGGAAGGTACAGGCATGCGTAATGCACACTTATTAGCTATCGCACCTAATGCTTCTAGTTCTATTATTTGTGGAACGACATCACCATCAATCGAACCATACAGAGCAAACGCATATGTACAAAAAACTATGTCTGGTTCATTCTTAGTTAAGAATAAATATCTTGAAAAATTATTAGAGAAAAAAGGTATTAACAATGAAAAAACATGGACTTCTATTTTAGCAAACAGAGGGTCTGTTTTACATTTAAAAGAATTATCTGATAATGAAAAAGATATATTTAAAACAGCAATTGAAATTAATCAGCAATGGATAATTGAACATGCGGCAGACAGACAGCAATACATTTGTCAAGGACAATCAGTTAATGTATTTGTACCTGCTGATGTTAACATAAAAGAATTACATGACATACATATGTTAGCATGGAAGAAAAAGTTAAAAACTTTGTATTATTGTCGTTCAGAAGCAATTAAACGTGCTGAGTTAATATCAAAAAAAGTAGAAAGAACAATCATACCAGAAGCAGATTGTTTAGCTTGTGAAGGTTAACAATGAATTGGTTTGTAAATTTACTAATAATATTAGTAGGCGGTTATATAGGATATGTATTTATTCTAGCAATTGCTAACACAATATGTGATTGTATATAAAGGAGCACATGACAGATAGTAGTATATTTGATGGCATTGATTACCCAAAGATAAAACGAAAAAAACAAAGGGGGTGTAAATGTCATTCTAATAAAAAACAATCAGTGCTATGGACAGTTTATCATACTGTCCTAGCATTAGAATTATTTATAATAATAATAATAGAAGGAGTAGAATTATATTATGGGTTTTAATAGTTATAAAATAAGAGACGGTAAACATATACCATCTAAAAAGTTTAAGGAAAATTTTAATAGAATATTTGGTATAAAAAAAGAAGAAGAGAAAAAAGACGAACACTTAGAATGGTTTGAAGATATGCCTAAAAAAGAGGAGCAAGAATAAATATGAGTTTGTTTGATAAAAGAACATACTATAAACCTTTTGATTACTCATGGGCTTTTGAGGCTTATGACATGCAACAGAAAATGCATTGGCTTCCTAGTGAAGTTCCTTTGCATGAAGATGTAAGAGATTGGAATGAACGTTTAACAATAGAAGAAAAAAATCTTATTGGACAGATATTAAAATTTTTTACTCAAGGTGATGTAGATATAGCACAAGCATACCTTGATAAATATATTCCTAAATTTAAGGCTCCAGAAGTTAGAATGATGTTGTCTGCAATTGCAACAAGTGAAGCAAATCATGCACATAGCTATTCATTATTAAATGATACAATTGGTTTGCCTGATAAAGAATATAAAGCATTTCAAGAATATAAAGAAATGTCTGATAAGCATGAATATTTATTTAAAAGTAAAGGTTCAGGATTAGAAGCGTTAGCTAGAGAGATAGCTTGTTTCTCTGCATTTGGTGAAGGTTTACAATTATTTGCATCTTTTGTAATGCTTTTAAATTTTCAAAGATATGGAAGAATGAAAGGAATGTGTCAAATAGTTACTTGGTCTATTAGAGATGAGACACACCATGTTGAAAGCATGATTAAATTGTTTCATCAATTAATAAAAGAAAACCCAAATATTTGGACAGAAAAATTTAAAGCCAGTATTTATCAGACATGTAGAGACATGGTAGATTTAGAAGATAAGTTTATTGATTTAGCTTTTTCTATGGGTGGTATAAGAGGATTAAAAGCAGAAGAAGTTAAACAATATATTCGATACATTGCTGATAGAAGATTGTTACAATTGTCATTAAAACCAAATTACAAAGTAAAAGATAATCCTTTAGGGTGGTTAGATTGGGTGTTAAATGGTGTAGAACATGCTAATTTCTTTGAAAACAGAGCCACAGAATATAACAAAGGTACAATAACAGGAAGTCTTTGGGACTAAAGTGCCCTTTTTAGAAGAAAAACAACATGATTGACCAAGATGATTTAGTACTACCTGAAACAGTAGATGATTTAATTAAACTTTTAAATAAAGTTTATCCAGAAAAATCACCTTCAATGATAGATAAACCTAATCAAATTTATTTTCAAGCAGGTCAACGTGATGTTGTTAGATTTATTAACATGTTAAAAGAGAGGACTGAGAAATAACTATGTGTATGTCAGCACCAAAAGTACCTGAAGTGCAACCGGCTCCGCCGCCACCACCTTCAGCAACAATTGAAGAAAGTAAAGCTCCTACAGTAGAAACTGCTGTAGATGTTGAAAAAGAAGAAATTGCTAAAAAGAAAAGCAAAAAAAGAGGAACTTCAGCTTTACAAACTTCTTCTGGTTTAAATATACCTACTGTATCTGGTTTAAATATAAGTTAATATTATTATGCATTACAATAATATGTTACAACAAAGCGCTAAAGAGCGCTATGAAACTTTAAAACAACACAGAGAACATTTCTTAGATAGAGCTCAAGAGTGTAGTGAGCTTACAATTCCTTCATTAATACCACCAGATGGTTTTCATTCATCCACAGATTTATATAATCCATTTCAATCAGTAGGCGCAAGAGGTGTTAATAATTTAGCGTCTAAACTTTTATTATTACTACTTCCCCCAAATTCCCCATTTTTTAGATTATCAATAGCAGGACAAGCTAAAAAAGATTTAGACGTTCAAAAAGAAGTTAAGTCTGAAGTTGAAAAATCTTTGGCTACTATTGAAAGAGAAGTTTCAAGTAAAATAGAACAACTAGCATTAAGAGTTTCAGTATTTGAAGCGTTAAAACATTTAATTGTTGCAGGTAATGTATTAACTTATTTACCCAAAAAAGGAAACATGAGAGTATTTCCTTTAACAAATTTTGTGTGTAAAAGAGATGCTTCAGGAAATATTATTGAAATAGTTATTAAAGAAAATGTACATCCAACATATTTAGATATTAATACTATAGAAAAAATTTCACAGTTTGAAGATTATAAGCCTGACGAAGAATGTGAATTATATACTCACATTTACAAAATGGATGATAAGAAATTTTATACTTGTCAAGAAGTAAAAGGTGTAAAAATAGAAAGTTCAATTGGTACATATCCTATTGAAAGTTTACCTTATCAAGCTTTAAGAATGGTTAGAGTTGATAATGAAGATTATGGTAGAGGATATGTTGAAGAGTTTTTAGGTGATTTAAAATCATTAGAAGGTTTATCTCAAGCTCTTGTTGAAAGTGCGGCGGCTTCTTCTAAAGTAGTATTTATGGTTAGACCAAACTCGGTTACTAGAAAAAAAGATTTAGCACAAACTAGAAATGGTGATATTATTACTGGTAGTTCAGATGATGTTGCTGTGTTACAAGCACAAAAACAATATGACTTACAAGTAGTTGAAAGAAGTATTTCTAAATTAGAAGAAAGAATGTCTTATGCATTTTTATTAAACACTGCAATACAAAGAGATGCAGAAAGAGTTACAGCGCAAGAAATTAGATATATGGCACAACAATTAGAAACTGCTATGGGTGGTATATATTCATTATTATCTCAAGAGTTTCAATTACCTTTGGTGACCATATTAATGAAAAGAATGTCTCAAGCAAATGAGATACCTTCTTTACCAAAAGGTTCTGTTAAACCTACAATTATTACTGGAGTAGAAGCTTTAGGTAGAGGAAACGACTTACAAAAATTAAGAGAATTTGTAGCTGAGATTGCTAACTTAGCACAAGTAAATCCACAAATAGTACAAAGTTTAAATACTCAGGATTTAATAAAACGTATTGCTACTGGTTTAGGTATTGATACGGAAGGACTTGTTAAGTCAGAAGAAGATATAATGGCTGAACAAGAAGAAATGGCACAGCAAATGCAAAATCAACAAATGATGCAAATGGCTGAAAAGGCTATAGCGCCTGCTGTTAATGGTGCTATGAAACAACAACAAGGACAATAGTAAATGGTAGATAAAGTAGAAATACAAGAACAAGAAACTGGTATTGAAAAACCAGTTGAACAAAATAACGAGACACAGTCCACACAAAGTAAACCTGAAGGCTTACCTGAAAAATTTAATTCAGTTCAAGATTTAGCTAAGTCTTATGCAGAGTTAGAAAAAAAACTTGGTGAACAATCTCAAGAAACAAAAGAACAAATAGACCCAGTAAGTAAAGCTACTGCAAAAACAGACCCTTCTAATTCTGACAATAAATTAGAAATAGCTGAAAAAGCTGTTTCTGATGCAGGTTTAGATATGTCTTCTTTGCAACAAGAATATTCTGAAAAAGGTGAATTAGATGCTAAATCTTATGAAGCTTTAGAAAAAGTAGGAATAACTAAACAGTACGTAGATAATTACATTGCGGGTCAAGAAGCTTTAGCTAATCAACAGGCTAATGAAATTAAATCTACTGTTGGTGGAGATGAAGTTTATCAAGAAATGGTTGATTGGGCTTCTAAAAATATGACTGAAGGTGAAAAACAAGCATATAACAAAGCTGTAAATAGTGGAGACATGGACACAGTTAAGTTAGCTGTTAATGCACTTAAAGGTCAATTTGAAAGAGCTAACGGTGTAGAACCTAATTTAGTAGAAGGTAAAGCACAGCCTAGTCAAGAACAAGGTTTTCAATCATGGGCTCAAGTTACAGAGGCTATGGCTGACCCTAGATATGCAAAAGATATAGCATATCAAAATGATGTTAAAAATAAATTAGCTAACAGTAACCTATAGGAGATAAATATGTACGGAAAAAATAAAGCTAAAGGAAAAATGTTAAAAGGTAAACAAAAAAAATTACCAATGACATTACAGAAAAAAATAATGAAAGCTAAAAAGAAAAAATAACTATGGCTAAAAAAGGTTTATATGCAAATATTCATGCTAAACGTAAAAGAATTAAAGCGGGCAGTGGTGAGAAAATGCGTAAAGTTGGTAGCAAAGGTGCGCCAACAGCTAAACAATTTAAAAGAGCGGCTAAGACAGCTAAGAAAAAGTAATGGTCGCTAAGAAGTATCAAAGTCCTTCTGGTGGCTTAAATGCCGCCGGAAGAAAATATTTTAAAAGAACAACTGGTTCTAATTTAAAAGCACCAGTTACGGGTAAAGTAAAAAGAGGTTCAAAAGCGGCTAAACGTAGAGCAAGCTTTTGTGCACGTATGTCTGGAGTAAAAGGTGCTATGAAGAAACCTAATGGACAACCTACAAGAAAGGCTTTAGCATTACGTAAATGGAAGTGTAGATAGTTGTGCACCCTTTTTAGGGGGCAACTCGCCAACACATATTTAATAAAGTGTAATAACTTGACCACCTGCGGGTGACAATCTTGAATATGAAACTGAAACATATGTAGAGGCTTTTATAAATAAACGTCATAACAAAAAAGGAGAACACTATGGCAAACGCAACTCCAGTATCAGTTGGAAGAGTAAATGCAGGTGGTTCTGAAGACGCTCTGTTTCTGAAAGTTTTTGCAGGAGAAGTTTTAACTTCTTTTGATAGAGCTTCAGTTACACAAGGTGCAGAAATGGTTAGAAGTATTTCTAGCGGAAAATCTGCAACTTTCCCAGTAATGGGAAGAGTGGGTGCTTCATACCATACAGCAGGTGCTGAAATAACTGGTTCTGATGTAAACCACAACGAGAAGGTTATTACAATTAATGACCTACTTTTATCTTCAGTATTTTTATCAAATATTGAAGAGGCAAAAAACCATTGGGATGTAAGAAGTGCATATTCTACAGAAATTGGTAGAGCATTAGCTTTCCAAAAAGATAAGCACATTTTACAAACTATTGGTCAAGCGGCACAAGCTTCTGCAAACGTATCTGACAGTGGATATGGTGCAGGAACTGTACTAACAAACACTAACATTGCTTCAGCAACAGCTTCAACTGCGGCTAATGCAATGATTGATAGTTTGTTTGATGCGGCTAAAGCTTTGGATGCAAACTACGTTCCAAAAGAAGGTAGAAAAGCGTTCATCAAATTAGAAGAGTATTACAAACTAGCTAACGGTACTAATGTAGTTAACGTTGACTTCTCTGGTCAAGGTTCAATTGCAGATGGTAAAGTTATGAGAGTAGCAGGAATTGAATTAATTCCAACTGCACACTTTGTAAACTCTGCTATCACTGCGGCTCCAGAAGCAGGTTCAGCAACTGCGGGTGGTTCAAACCCTCAAGCTGTTGATTTATCAAACTACGTATGTTTGGTATCTCATCCTTCTGCTGTAGGAACTGTAAAATTAATGGATTTGGCAGTCGAGTCAGAATATGATATTAGACGTCAAGGAACATTGATGGTAGCTAAGTACGCTATGGGTCACGGAGTATTAAGACCTGAAGCGGCTGTAGGAATTAAAGAAGCTTAATAGCTTAACTTTAATCTTGAAGTGGCGGGGGCGCGAGAGTTAACCCGCCATTTCTTTTTATAAATTTATAGGAGATTATGACTACACAAATTACACCAACAACTGAGTTACAAGCGATAAACATTATGTTGTCTGTTATCGGTGAGGCTCCAGTTAACTCAATTACAGGCACTACATCAGTTGATGTCTCTACAGCAAAAAATATTTTAGATGAAACTTCTATGTCAATTCAATCTCAAGGATGGCATTTTAATACTCACGAAAATTACAAAAATTTAGCATTAGACCAAGATAACAAAATTCCTTTACCTTCAAATTGTGTTAAAGTTGATGCAAGTAAAAATTTTAGATATATAAATGTAACGCTTAGAAATGGTTTTCTTTATGATTTAGAAAAACATACAGATGTTTTTACAATAGTACCTGAAGTTGATATAGTTTTAGTGCAACAATTTGAACAACTTCCAGAATATGCAAGACAATACATCACACAAAAAGCTTCAAGAAGATTTGCTTCAAGATTTCTTGGTGATACTGAAATTGTTAAATTAATTGCTAATGATGAAAATGAAGCTTTAATGGCATTTCACCAAGCTGATAGTCAAGAAGCAGATGTTAATATATTAGAAGGTGATAGTAATACATATTCAATAATTAATAGACCAACTAGAAGGACTTATTAATGGGTGGTGTAGTATCACAGAGTATTCCTAATTTTCTGAATGGTATCTCACAACAAACACCAACTCAGAGAGGTATTAATCAAGGGGAAGAACAGATAAATTTACAAAATAATATTGTAGATGGTTTATCTAAAAGACCTTCTTTTGATTATGTTGCAACTTTAGATGCTACAAATGTATTTCCTAATACAGTTAAATTTTGGTCTATACAAAGAGATTCAAACAATCAATATATGGTTGTTTTTTATAATGGTGGTGTAAAAGTTTATGATTTACAAGGTAATGAATTACCTGTTACTATTGCAAGTGGCGCAAGTTATTTAACATCTAGTAATCCAAAATCAGATTTTAAATTAGTTAATATTGCCGATTATACTTTTATTGCTAATAAATCTAAAACAGTTTTAGCAGACACTACTACTAGTGCGGCAAAAATAGAAGAATTTTATATTAATGTTATATTAACTAATTACGGTAGAGAATATACTATAGAATTAAAACATCCTAATATGTCTTATGGTATAAAAGCATCTTTACAAATGCCTACAGGTTCTAATTTAACACATGATGCTAACTATAGAGATACATCACATGTAGCTGATATATTATTTAAGGGGGAATCTAGTGCATATTGGGATAGTTCATCTTCAGCTTCTTTTGCATTAACAAGAACAGACACAGGTGCTACACTAACTACAGCACAAGGTATAGGAACATATTCAGGTGTTACAAGTTATTTTAATATGACACTATATCCTTCAGTAATACGGGGAGTAGTAATTGACAACAATGCTAATTATGAATTAGAAACCAGTGATGGTGAAGGTAATAATGGTATGTATTCTGTCAGAGATGAAATAGTTGATTTTACAAAACTTCCTTATCATGCAAGCACTGATACTAAAATTAAAGTAACTGGTGATGAAGGTGATACATTATCTGATTATTGGGTTCAATATCAATCAGATGGTTTATGGAAAGAAACTATAGCGCCTGATGTTAGTCTTGGATTAAATAATTCAACAATGCCACATGCATTAATAAATAACAATGATGGTACATTTACTTTTCAAGAAATAGATTGGAACGATAGATTATCAGGTGATGGTATAACAAATGCAAATCCTAGTTTTGTTAATAATAAAATTAATAATTTAGTATTTTATAAAAATAGATTAGGAATATTAGCAAGAGATAATTTAATATTTTCTGAAAATGCTGAATTTTTTAATTTCTTTTCTAAAACAGTAACTCAAGTTTTAGATACTGACCCTATTGATATAGCGGCATCAGGAACTGAAGTTAACACATTGTTTGATAGTGTTGCATTTAATGAAAGTTTATTATTATTTTCTGAAAAAGCTCAATACAAATTAGGAAGTGTTGGAGAAAGTTTAACACCCACAAGTGCTGTTTTGAATGAAGTATCAGCATTTGAGTTTAATACAAATATTAAACCTGTATCAGCAGGTAAATACGCTTATTTTGGACAAGCTAGAAATAATAACACAGCTATAAGAGAATATTTTGCTGATGATGATACATTAACAAATGATGGTTTAGATATTACAGTTTCAGTACAAAATTTAATACCAACTAATGTTTATCAATTAATTAGTAATACTACAGAAGATACTTTAATTGCATTAGCATCAGACACAGCAGATACACAAACTGCTCCTTATTCAATAGTTTCACCGGTTACTTCTATAAATGGGGGTACTATGTATATTTATAAATACTTTTTTGATAGAGGTGAAAAAGTTCAAACAGCATGGTCAAGATGGGTATTTAATAATGCCAAAATTTTAGGTGGTATGTCTTTTGAAAGTATTGTTTATTTGATGGTTGTTGAAGGTACTAACACAAAATTAATAAAAATTGATTTAAGAAATTTAAAAGATACTACAATAGGTTTTAATGTTTATTTAGATTTAAAAGCAAATGTTACGGGAACTTATGATAGTAATACAAATTTAACAACATTCACTTCACCTTATGGTGTTAAAACAGGTTTAATAGCCGTAGATGCTACAAATGGTAATAACTATGCAATTACTAATACGTCAGGTTCTACATATACATTAGAAGGAAACCATACTAATTTATATATTGGTGTGCCTTTTGCATCTCAATATAGATTATCTCAGCAATATGTTAGAGAAAGTTCTGGTAGAGGTTTAGTAGCTATTACTTCAGGTCGTTATCAAATTAGAAATATATCTTTTAATTATGAAAATTCTGGATATTTTCAAGTTGAAGTAACACCTAATGGTAGAACAACAAGTTATTCATTTATGAACGGATATGTAATAGGGACAGCTACTAGTAAAGTAGGTGTACCTGCAATTAGTTCCGGAACTATTAAAGTACCTGTTTCATGTAGAAATACAGATTTTATTTTAGATATTAAAAGCTCTTCACATTTGCCAATGTATATTGCTAGTGCAGAAGTAGAGGGTTATTATCACAATCGTTCAACAAGGATTTAATAAATGACCAGAGAAAATTATGTTAGACCCGCTATATTAAAAGATGCTTTAGAGTTAGCACCTAGAATACGTAAAGATGATAGAGCTGAGATTAGAGCTTCTAATAATTCATCACCTTTAGAAGCATTAGTATTTCCATTTACGGAACCTAATGGTAAAATTTATAGTATTATAGGAACAAAATCTGAAGGTGTTATAGGAATGTTTGGAGTAGCTAAATGTTCTGAGCCGGATTATGGCGTAGCATGGATGTTGTCTAGTGAAATATTGTTTAAACATACAAAACAATTTATTAAAGAATGTCCACATTGGATAAATGAGATGGGTAAAGGTTATAAATATCTTTATAACTTTGTAGATAAAAGAAATTGGAAGTCACTTAAATGGCTTCAGTATTTAGGTTTTGAACCAAAACAAGAAATAGGTGATTATGGTTTTGGTAAAATGCCTTTTTTATTAATGATGAAGGAGACAAATAATTAATTATGTGTGATGTAGTAACTGCATTAAAAATAGGAACAGCAGTAATGCAATATCGTAATCAAAGAGCTGTAGCTAAATCACAAATAAAAGCAAACGAACAAACAAGAAAAAATTCTGACCAAGCATATTTAAATGATTTATCTAAAATTGATAGAGAATATGTTTCTACCAGTAGAGAAAAGAAAGCAGAAGAATTTAGATTAAGTCAAGAAAGAAATAAAAAACAAGCTCAAGCTTTAAATTTAAATGCAGGTAATGGAGATAAAATTATTCAAGACATTGCAGGCACATACGATTTACAATTTTTAGATGTCGCTAGAGATTATGAAACTGATATAATAAAATTAATGGGACAAGAAAGTGAAGCTTATGCGGCACAACAAAGAAGATATAATAATATTAGACCTGTTCCTATGCCTAGTCAAACTGGTTTAATGTTACAAGTTGCAACTATAGGAGCTGAAGGCTATCAAAAATTTAAAGATAATCAAAAACCAGATACAGGAGAGGTAGTAGCACCATAATGGCGTACAAATCAAGAGTTACAAATAAATACATGGGAGCAACATTTGCAGGTAATGTAAATGCGGCAACATCAACTGAAACTTCACAATTAATTGATATATTACAAAGAGATGTAAACCCTGCGTTAAGAAGAATTTATGACAAAGGTGTTCAAAATAAAAAAGATGCGGCAGTTCAAAAGATGAATGAATTGTACGCAACTAAAGATACTACAACTATTAACAAAGAAATATTAGATGGTTTACACCCTGAATTGTCTGGAAGATATGTAGATAAAACTGTACAATATCACAGGGGAAGACATGAAGCTGTTGATGCTATAAAAAGAATTGAAGAAAATAAAAACAAATATGATTTTCAAGAAACTAATTTACCTGCTTTTTATAAAGAATATCTACCTAGTTTTGCAGATAAAGATGGTTCTTATGCATTAGGTTTTTCTGCGGTATTTAATAATTACAAAGCTAAAGAAGCACTAGCAGATGCTGAAGTTAGAAACAATTTTACTAAAACTAAAAAAATAGAAGAAGGTGTTAAGATTATATCAGCTTCAGATATTGAAGATGTATGGGCTACAGCTAATTCTTTAAAAACACCATTACCACCAGAAGAAGGTGAAAAGGGTGCTAGATACATGTATTCTAATGAAGAAATAAATGAAGTTGTAATGGCATATGCAAAGAATTTATATGACACTGCTGTTTCTACAGATGAAATAGATAAAGCTTTAAAAATATTATCATCACAAAGAGGTATTGGTAAAGATGGGATGCAGTTAGGTTCTTTAAAAGAAACAAAAAGAAAAGATGTTTCTAAATTAATAGGTGATTTAAATTCTAAAAGAGTTACTATAGAAAATCAAAATAGAGTTAATGAAAAGTATCAACAAGAACAAACTATTAAAAGTTATTTTTCAGATGCATTTTCTGATAATGAAGATGGCACACCTAAAACATTTTTAGAAAGAAAAAATATAAGAGATAAACTTGTTGCTATTGACCCTAGATTAACAGGCGCTTTTGATGAATTAAATAGAACTGATAGGTTTGCAGATACTGACCCTGCCGCTATTGATAATTTTAAAGTTAATATTTTATTAGGTACATATGATAATATGAATGAATTAGTAACAGCTTTTGTTGATGAAAAAATACCTACAGCACAACTTACAACTGTTTTAAGTTATTTTGAAAAACAACAATCAAATTTAGACAAAGGTTTAAAACCTGTTTATCAATCAAACAGTACATATTCTTCACAATTAGATTTAATTACAGCAGGTGTTAAGGGTAATTTTACTAATACTAGTGGTATTTTTCAACCAAACGGTAATCAAGCTATTTTTAATGCTACAAATTATATGATTATAGAAATAGAAGAATTTGAACAAAGATACATAAAACAAAATGGTGAGAAACCTTCCAATTCTGATAGAAGAAAATTTATGAAAGAGTTAGGTGATTATGTTATTAACACTTACAAAGATGACCAAGTTAGTCCGGACATAATGACTATGACTGAAAAAGAACAGTCTGATTTAGAAAAAGAAAAACAACAACAATTAATGTTACAACAACAGCAAGAAACTTTTCAAAACATAACTACTAACATTAATACAATATCAGAAAACTTATCAGAACAATTACAAGCACTTCCTAAATATGTAGACACAGGAGTATCAGATAAATTAACTCCATTTACAGATGAAGAAGCAGAGTTTAAAACTAAACAATTAAATGATTTTATAAAACAAAGTTTACCTACAGCTCTTAATGCTGAAATAGATGAAAATTTTGTAAGATATTTATTAGATAATAGAGATACGTTTACACCTGTAATAACTAAACTAGCAGAAACATATGGTGTTAATGTAGATAATTTATTAAAAATAATAAAAGAACTATCAACAGGATAATATTTTATGGCTGAAATTAATTGGGACATACTACAAGAAGAAGAAGCTACAACAAAAATAGAGAGAACACCTGATAGAGTTAGAAGGCAGAAAAGTGAAAGAATACAAAGTGCTAAATTAAAAAAAGCTAAAGATGCTGAAAGTGCATTAGAAGAAATACAAACAGAACGTTTTTATAATACATTAAAAAGTTATTATAAATATAGAGATGGTGATGAAGCATATACAACACGTGGTAAGTATGTCTTTGATGAAATGTCTAATGCTGATTTATTAGAATATTTTTACCACGATAGAAGTTGGAGAAACAATAACACTGCTTCAATGGGTATGGATATGGCTAATGCTATTGGTGAAGAAGATGCAGATAGATTAAAAGAATTTGCATACATACAACAAACTTATCAAATGTTACCTTCTTTTTGGGATGACCCTAATAGAAGTTTTGGTTCATGGTTAATTGATAATGGTGGTGCTATGATAGCTGACCCAGTTAATTTAGTTGGTTTTGGTGTCGGTGGACAAGCGGCAAAACAAGCTTATAAAGAAACTTTAAAACAAGCATTAAAAGGTAAAATTGCAAAAGAAATATCAGAAGAAAGTTTAAAAATAGCGGCTAAAGAAGCTGAGAAACAAGCATTAGGACAAGCTATTAAAAAAGGTGCTTTGTATGAAGGTGCTATTGGTGCAGGAACTACACTAGCTCAAGATGCTATGTTACAAACAACAGCTATTCAAACAGGTGTACAAGATGAATTTGATTTAAAACAATCAGCAATATCAACTGCGGCAGGTTTTGGTTTTGGCACAGTGTTTGGTGCAGGATTTTCTTACGGTGGTTTTAAATTAACAAATAGAAATTTAAAAAACACAGCAGTAAAACAACTACAAGATTTACAAAATTATGGAAGAGATACTATAACAGGTAAAAGATTATTTGAAGATTTGTCTATTAAAAAAGATAAGAATGTTTATTATCAAAATTTAAGTAAAGAAAATATAGATAGAATAGAAGCCAAAAGCATTTTAGTTGGTGACACTACAGATGTTAGAATTAGAAATTTAAGAGAAACAGCAGATGCAGGTATATCTACTAAAGATAAACCACCATTAACACCATTTAATTATACAAGATATAAAAGAGGTGCGGCATTAACTTATTTAAAAAATCAAGCTAATGAGATGAGCGAAATCATTGGTACAGATAAAATGTCTTTTAAACAGATTGAAGATGTTGCTGAAAAAATGGGAGCTGACCCTAAAAAATTAAGAAAATTAGCTAAGTCAAAATCAAAAGAAGATAGAGAAGTTGCTAGTTTAGTCGTTGCACATGGTAACAGCATGATTAAAGAAAGTGAAGATATAGTTAAATTATCTAATGAATTAAATAGAGTTGATTTAACACCTAAAGAAAAACAAAATATTATTAAAGAATTAGAATTACGTAATGATGTTTTAAATGAATTAATGGATGTTCAAAAATCATTACAAGAAAACTATGCTAGAGCTACTGCGGCAGGGAGAATTGTTAAAGACCAAGATAAAGCTATTTCTTTAATACTAGAGCCTGAAGATATTAAAATGAAACAATTAAAAGAAGGTGACCCTGAAGCTTTTTGGAAAGCAGTTTCATTATTAGATGATGATACACAAATTATTTTAGCATTGCAAAATGCTCGTAAAGTTAACAAATGGGATTTAGCGGCAGAGTATGTAAACAATAATTTATTATCTTCACCTGATACACATATTCTAAACATTATTTCAGGTCTTACACAAACACAGTGGAAACCTTTTGTAATGTTATTAAGGTCAGCTAACTTATCATTCAAAGACACAGCACGAGCTAAGGTTGTGGCTAGAGAAGCTTTACAAACATATATTTATCAATATACTTTTATAGGACATGCATTAAAAAGAGCTTTAAAAAGTTTTTATTTAGGAAGACCAATACTTGATAGCAGACAAATGAAATATGATGCTAATATTAAACAAGGTCAATTACAAAGATTTATGAATGAAACAGGTGCTTTACTTACTGAACCTTTAGGTGTTGTTGGTAGAGGTTTACAAAAAGGAATAGTTGAGCCTGTATCATATGTAACAAGTTTACCTATGAGAATATTATCAGCAGGTGATGAATTTCTTAAAACAATGATGTTTAAAGCTAGAATGGCATCTACTATACAATCAAGAATATTAGATGAAACACCTGATATTGGTATTTATGGTCGTAAAAATAGATTAGAATACAAAAAAAGATTTAAACAATTAGAACAAGAATATTTAAGCGAAGGTGGCGCGGCTAAAGAAACAGATGGCACTGTTAGTGCACATTTAAATGACCCCTTACAATATGCTAGAGAAGGTTCTTATACTCAATCAGCTTATTCTATAAATCCTAAAACAGGTAAAAGAGAAGGAAAAGTAACTGGTTGGATATTATCTGCTACTAATCAAAATAAATGGTTAAGAGTTGCGGGGTTACATTTTATTAATACACCTTCAAACTTATTAAGATGGAATTTTCAACATTTACCTTTTTTAGGTCGTTTTCAATTTCAAATGAGGCACATGTTAGCAAAAGGTACTGATGGTAAATATTTAAATCCAGAAGCGGCGGCAGAAGCTAATGCTAGAATACAGGCAGGTTGGATGTTATGGTCTGCGGCAATATTTGCGGCTATAAATGGTAAAGTAACAGGTGGGGGCTCAAGAGATTGGAAAGAAAACAGGGAAAGAGAAAGAACAACTGGATGGCAACAATATTCAATTCAAACAGAAGATGGTAGATATATTTCTGCAAATAGATTAGACCCTATTATGTTTCCATTTTTTATTGCGGCTGATGTAATAGATGCTTTTGGTGATTTATTTAAACACAATGATGATTTACCTGAAGAAGTAGAAAATAAATATTTAGAATTAGGAATGGGTGTAGTAGCTTCTATTACTAGAAATTTAACATCTAAATTTTATACAAAAAATATTTTAGAGACAGCAAACTTTTTCTTTAGTGATGATTTTATGAAATCAAGAGCTCCAGATAGAATTGGTTCATCTATTCTAGCTAGAGGTATATTTAAAATAACACCGTTGTCAGGGGGTTTAAGATACACTAGTAGAGTAACAGATGATTACCAAAGAGAGTTGTTTACATTTAATGATAGATTAAGAACATTAAATCCATTTAGCGATAAAGACAGAATTATGCCACAACGTAATATGTTTGGTGAAAAAATAGATAGAAAGAATGGGTGGTTATTTGGTTTAGGTGGAAAGACTGGTTTATGGTCATCACCTTTTGCTATGACTAATTTTAAAAATAATGAAACTACTAAATTCTTTCAAGATAGAGAATTAAATTATAAAGCACCACAAAAAACAGATGGATATACAGGTATTGATTTAAGAACATTAAAAAATGATAACGGTCAAACTGCATATGATAGAATGTTAGAATTAAAATCTGAAATTGATATACCTTACAAAGGTAAAAATTATAAATTAAAAGATTTAATTGAAACAATTGTTAAAGATAAAAGAAGTGCTTTATACAGATTACCTGAGGGAATAGTAGCGGGTAATGATTACCAACAAAAATATTTATTAGATATAGTACACAAAGTAGAACGAGAAGCATTTAAACGAATGTGGAAAGAGTTTCCAGTATTACAAGAAACCCTTGATAAACGTAACTTATTTATAAGAGAAAAAGCTGAAAGCGCTCTTAGTGAGTTTATGGAAGCTATAGAATAATAAAGTACCCCTTTTAGAAGAGATAAAACACAAATATGGCAAATTCATTCGTAAGATACACCGGAAACGGTACAACTACTACATACGCTATTCCTTTTAGTTACCGTAGCACAGAGGATTTATCTGCTACCGTAGCGGGTGTTAGTGTTACAGCATATACTTTAGATGCCGCAGGTACTAATCTTACATTTACTACAGCACCGGCTAATGGTGCCGCTATTGAAATAAGA